CGTCGCCATGATCGGTGCGCAGAACTCGGGCTCGCAGTATCTGACGGCGGTGTACAACGGCTCGGCGACGTGGGACTACCGCTACTCCCCGGCGTCCCAGAGCGGTACGCCGCTGTCCGGCGGAACTGATGGCACGGCAACCGTCGACCTGGTAGCCGCAACCAAGCTTCTCGCGCCGTCCACGGTCAACGGCATCCTGAACATCAACCTGCCCGGCGTCAGCGATGCTACGGTCATCAATCCGCTCGTCACGTGGGCGGAGGACTCCGGGGACCGCTTCCTCGTGGTCGATGGTCCCGCGTCGTCTGGCCTCTACGCCGACACTCTGGCGGCGTACGAGAACATGAGCCCGCTCGGGGCGAGCACGGGTACACCGCTGGCGAAGAGTTCGTACCTGGCTGTCTATGGCCCCTGGCTCAACTTCTCCAACCCGTCGAGCTCCGTTGCGGGTTCCACTCGACCGCTTCCTCCTGGCGGTGCCCTGCTCGGTCTGTATGCGAAGGCCGACCGTGACGCGGGCCCTCAGCAGAGCGCCGCAGGTGTGGACTACCCCGTGATCGGCGCGGTCAGCGCCCAGGTTCAGTTCGCCAACGCCGACCTGGACGCGCTCAACGAGCTCGGGATCAACGTCATCCGGCCGGTTCCGGGTTCCACCGGACTCATTCCGATGGGCGCGCGCACGCTGGCCACCGGCATGCCGGACCGGTACATAGCCATCCGCCGGACTCTGATGTACATCCGGCGCCTGTGTATTCAGCGCAGCGCCTTCGCCGTCTTCCGGCCCAACAATTCGGACCTGTGGGGTCAGATCAGCTCCATCCTCACGGACGAGCTGTCGACTCTTCAGCAGAGCGGTGTTCTTCGTGGCTCGACTGCGTCCGAGGCCTTCTACGTTCGGTGCGACGAGACCAACAACACGGACAACTCGGTGTCGAATGGCATCGTGAACATTGAGGTCGGTGTTGCTCTCAACACCCCGTCTGAGTACATCATCATTCAGATTGGGCAGATGGCGTCCGGCGCCACGTCGAGTGACACTCTGGCCAGCTAAGAAATCCGCTCCGGCGAGCGACTTCGTGGCATTTCCTCGGACTCAGCACCCAGTGCCGTCGCCCTAGTTCTAAAGGACGCGCAATGGCGACGGTAACGCAGACGGACTCCCGGTCCTCGATCAACACTGACCCTCTGCGGAATTTCAAGTTCCGCGTCATGTTCGACAACCCTCACCTGAACTCGATCAGCCCGCAGTTCGGCTTTATGTCGGTTGACGGACTGTCAGTAACCACGGATGTTATCAGCTACCGCCAAGGGGGGCATAACACCACGACTCAGAAGCTTCCGGGGCAGAGCGACTTCGCTCCTATTACCCTGAGTAAGGGTGTCGTGGCGACGAAGGACGACCAGGGCGTCATGAAGTGGCTGAACGATATCTTCGTGGCCATTCAGGGCACTGGCTCTAACGACGGATCGAAGAACTTCCGCTCCACGGTCACGATCTACCTCATGGACCACCCGGCGAACACCAGCAAGGCCGCTGTAAAGGCCGCCTGGAGGATCTATCGCGCTTGGCCCACCTCGATCGCTTTCGGATCTCTCGATGCCGGAGCTAACGGAGTTCTCATGCAGCAGATCTCCCTTGCCCATGAAGGCTGGGATTTCAAGCTCGCTAACTCCAACGCGGGTCCGGCCTCTACGGTTGGCTTCTGAGCAGGTCAACGCACTCACAACACGGAGTAATTCATGACGGACACCATCTGGGACTTTGACGCACTCGCCGGGCAGGCTGTGACGGCCGATTCCGCCCTCTCCTCCCCGGAATCGGTGAATGCCCAGATCTCCCAGGCCATCGGCGAATCCATCGGTGACATGCCGCAGCCGCAGGAGCCCTACAGCGACCCGCAGATACTGCTTCCCGGCGGCGTCTACTGGGACGGCAAGCTTCTGCGGACGGCGGAAGTCCGGGAGATGACCGGCGAGGACGAGGAGGAGCTGGCGCGCGTCAAGGGCAGTCTCGCCCGGTGGATGAGCGTCCTCCTGGAACGCTGCGTGGTGCGCATCGGCGACATGGAGCCGACTCCGGCCCTGATCCGCAAGCTCCTCATCGGGGACCGGGATGCTCTCGTCCTCGGCGTGCGCATTGCCACGTTCGGCCCGGACATCACGGCCTCCCACGTTCAGTGTCCGCACTGCGAGGAGTTCTTCTCGGCGACCGTTGACCTGAGCACGCTGGACTGCGCGCGGATCGAGGATCCCCGCCCCCGGCACGAGTACGAGGTGGAGCTGCGCCATGAACGGACGGCCATTGTGCGGCTTCCTGACGGTGAGGCGCAGGAGCAGATGCTGATGGCCGACGAGGCGACTCTCCCGGAGCGCGAGACCACGCTGCTGGCGCACGCCATCGTGCGTGTGGTCGACGCCAGCGGCCAGGAGCTGAGTAAGACCGGGGCCGACCTCGCGAAGAGCCTTCCGACTCCCGACCGCAGGAGAATCATCCGGCACATCGTCAAGTATCAGCCGGGACCGAAGCTTGACGACATCCGTTTTACTCACGACGGGTGCGGCAAGGAGGTCTCCCTGCCGATCGAATTCGGCGACCTGTTTCGCGGAGAGTGACTACTTCGAGGCCTACAAGGACGTCGACACCATTTCTCGCTTCAAGCCCGGATGGAGCCTGAGCGAGATCCGGGGACTGACGGTCCGACAACGCCGCTACTGGGCTGCATACGCACTATGGGATCTGGAAAGGAGGGCGGTTTCCAATGGCCACTGACGGCACGAACGACGACGATCCGATCGAACCCCTTTCCGGACGGATCCTCGGGGCCGGAGGTGGCGACCTCCAGCGCTCCATCGACACCCTGAACCGCACGATGCAGCGGGCGCTCGCGCTGCCCGCAGGCGGAGGAAACGGCGGTGGCCGCCCGCCGACCGTCATCACCGCATCCGGCTCGATGGAGCCCGCAGACAACGGTCGCGGCGCGCTGGTGCTGCGGGGAAGCAACCTCCCCAACCCGGCGACGCGGAGCTTTCCCCGCGCTATCTCATGGGATGATCAGCAGCCGACCTACCAATGGGGAACGCCGGTCCGTAACGGCCCGCCACGCGGGTATACCTATCTGACGGGCGCCATCAGGAAGGAACCCATCGGCGGGTACACCAACCTGCGTAATCTGGGACGCAACGGCCAGCAGATAAGCAACAGCATCGGCGCTTGGGGCGCGGGCCTGGTTAAGACCGGCATCCCCATGGACACCTATTCGCAATGGGCCGGTATAGCCAACGCGGCGCCCTACAGCTCTGACGGCACCAACGGCGGCAGCGTCAACGCCATCCGCAAGTTCATGTTCGGTTCCGGCGGCCAGAACCTCACCGGCTGGGCGCAGAGCGCGAAGGACGCACAGGCTGCCGCATTCATCGCCTCGCGCAACTCCGGCTTTACCGAGCTGGCTCCCGGCACCAACCAGACCATTAACCCGGCCTGGGCCAGCTACATGGGCAACATCAAGGATCTGTCGATCCTGAACCCCACCATGTCCGCCTCACAGACCGCGTCGATGGTCGGCACGCTGACGAGCACCCGAGGCCTGTACGCGAGCCTCATGTACGGCTACAGGCCGCTGTTGAGCCCTGGCGGCCGAGTAGACCGAGGCGCCCTGGGCGGATTCGCCGACAGCATCATGGCGCGGACCTTCCAGGGCCAGAGGACGATCAAGCCGCAGGAGCTGAAGGCCAGCCTCGGGCAGAACGGTTCGCTGCATGCGAACGTGGCGGCGTATGTCCGAGCTGCGGGCGGCGACGAATCGATGGTTACAGCCATCGAGGACTACATCACAGGCCGCAACACCGCACAGCAGAAGGGCCTTAGCGGCTCCGAGTTCGACAAGCTTCTCGCCGACTACGAAAAGGGCGGCTCGAAGGGCGACGCCGCAGAGAAGAGGCTCCAGAAGTTCGGCGTGTCCAACACGATTCTTCAATCGCAGAAGGACCTGAACGCCGCAAAAGCCGGGAACGTGAGCGACCTGCTCGACTCCCTTGGACCTGCCGTCAAGCGCGCGAATGAGGCCCTGGAAGGCTTCTACAACCTCCTCGACAGCATCGTCAACATCCCCGGTATCAAGCAAACGCTGGGAACGCTGGGCGGATGGGGGTCGGTCTTCGGGCCAGCGCTCGGCAGTGCCTTCGGAGCGATGGCCGGTATCCGGCTCGGCGGAGGAGCGCTCAGCACGGCCGGTTCCTTGATGGGCATGCGCCCCGTCACCACCGGGCCTGGCACAGGATTCATCGGTGGCCTGGACCGCTCGGCGATGCTGCGAGGCGGCGCCTACTCGGTCGGTGGCCTGGTCGTGGGTACCGCCGGTTCGATGGCGGCCAGCCATATCAAGAACCCGAAGACGAGGCGATGGGCCAATACCGCGACATCGGCTGCTTCCATGGGTCTTACCGGGGCTGGTATCGGCACCATGATTGCCCCTGGCATCGGTACGGCTATCGGCGGGGGCATTGGCGCCGTCGTCGGTGGTCTGTCCGGCTGGTTCTCCAGCGACAGCACGACCGGGTATGACGGCCAGAACGGCGGTGGTCCCGAAAGCGGAAAAGGCAACAGCAAGGGAAGCTCGCCGCACTCCGGGGAGGTCATCGCAGGAGCGACGGCCAGCGGTGCCATCAAGGAAGCCCTCGCACAGCTCGGCAAACCGTACCTGTGGGGCGGCGTAGGTCCCGATGCGTTCGACTGTTCCGGCCTTATGCGGTGGGCCTACCGAAAGATCGGTGTCGAACTTCCGCGTGTCAGCCAGGACCAGATGAAGGTCGGCAAGGCCGTAAAGCAAGCGGACATGCGACCCGGCGACCTGATGTTCCCCTACCCCGGACACGTCGCGATGTACATCGGTGACGGGAAACTGGTCGAGGCTCCCCGGCCCGGAAAGAATGTTCGAATCGCGCCCATCTCCGAATACGGCAAGTACGCGGCTATCCGCCGCATCGTCGGTGCCGTAGGAACGTATTCATCCGGGGCCGAGCAAGACGCCGATACCCAGCAA